ACCAAACAAAGAAGTGTGGGATTAATTTAACGAACAAGATGAATAATCAACCTTTAGGAGCAAAGTAGTTCTCCTTTGGTTGGGGACTTGGTTGCTCCACAATGTCGAAACTTAATAAGGTGTTGGATGAGTTCCGTGACTTCAAAAATAACCCGCCAAAAAAAGTAGGGCCAGTGACAGCACTGCAAGGATTCAAAAAGAATGTGGTTGTTCCTGTCCCTATGATGAAGGACACGGTCAAACGATTTCATTTTATAACATTTTGTTTGCAACTCGTTTGGTCAGACCTTTCTTCAGGAGCTTTTATAACAGGTGCATTTCTTGCTCTGCTATCTATATTTGCTGAGAACCCTGCAGCTATGCTAAGATCTCTCCTAAATGATCCAGACATTGATGTTCAATTGGCTGAGATTGCGGACATCGACAATGACAAACTAAAGTTGGCTACCAGAGGCAAAGAAATGAGCCGCTATGAGAATGACATGATGAGAATGGCTTCTGCAGGTCCGTCGAAAGGTGCCTCTCCCTACCCATATGTTCGGCAAGAGTATCAAGAGCTGTGCCCCAAGTCAACAGAAGAACTGCAGCTTTGTGTTCAATCCATTACAACACAGCTCTGGATACTGCTCACAAAAGCAGTGACAGCCATTGACACAGCCCGCGACTCCGAAAAGAAGAGGTGGGGGAAATTCTTGCAGCAGCGTAGAGCTCTTGAGGAATATCAACTTGTTGACGCCTGGTTGGATCGAGCTCGAGTTAGAGTTGCCTCCGACCTTGCAATTAGAAGATACATGATCACAATCCTGCTGGAGACTGGGAAGATGACTGGACCGAAACCCAGGGTAGTTGAGCTCATTGCCGACATTGGGAATTACATCAGTGAAACCGGAATGGCTGGATTCTTCCTAACCATCAAGTACGGAATAGAAACCAAGTATCCTGTACTTGCCATGAGTGAGTTTGCAGCAGACTTGGCTACTGTATTGAGCTTAATGAAGATGTACACAACACTCGGGGAGAAGGCACCATACATGGTAATACTCGAAGAATCCATCCAGACAAAATTTGCCCCGGGAAATTATCCCATACTATGGAGCTATGCAATGGGGGTCGCATCAGTGCTTGACAGATCGGTCAGCAACCTTAACTATACTCGACCGTACTTGGAAAATGCATTTTTCAGGCTTGGTGAGTCAATGGTTCAAAATATGGGCTTCACTGTGAACAAAGCTGTTGCTGAAGATCTGGGATTCTCAGAGGAGCAAGTTGCTGCAGTTAGGGAGATTCTAAAATCCGAGAACGCCAACATGAGCAATGGTCCACAGGGGCCAAAAGCAAATCAATCATCCACAAAGTCACTTGACATCAAAAATGCAGATTCAATCATCCCCGAGTCTGATGATGAGACAGACGCTCCAGAGGATGTCAAAGCCAGACTGGACGCAGAGAAGGAAGCATCAAGGAAGAAAAGAGAGGCCAGCATGAGAAAGAGACAATCCAAGCAGGACAAGTCTCGGGCTGACTCTACCATAAGGGACATAGAGGACGAACTCAATGACATCATCTCCAAGACAAAGAATCTGTCAAGCAAGCCAAAAGGCAGCTCAAACACTACAGACACACCTAAACAGTCTGACGAAATGTCTGACCTCTCAGCTATCAATGGCTAAACCTACAATGCTCACAGCACTCCAAGTATGAAACACTACAATATATACTATTTACCTCACCATATTATATATTAAGAAAAACTTAGGAGTAAAGTTTGGTTCCTTTATTCCAAAGACAATTCAAACTTTGCTCCCTGTTCTACAATATCTGTCAATCAGATGAACTCCTATAGTGTTCAGGCACTAGAACAATTGGTGAACGATGGAATCAAAACTGCCCAATTTTTTCAGAAGAATCAGGAGAACATTCAGAAGACGTACGGGAGAAGTGCAATTGGACTACCAACCACCAAAGAAAGAATCTCAGCCTGGGAAGCCGTTGCAGAGACTCCCTATGGAGAGCAGATCCAGCTGGGTGGAGGAAACGGAGAAGATCAGAGAGGAGAACAAGCTGAAGGCCAAGACAATCCTGGTGGCCATGGACATGGTGGAGAAGAGATACCCACCGGCGCAAATCCTTCAGCTTTACAGTTGCAGGGATCTTATAACCAAGTATGGGATGGTCCGAATGTTGCTACTTATAGTGGCGGAGAAGGGGGAGATACCGGGAATCAACATGGGAGGACTGATTCAGGCTCGGCTGCTGACACAGGAGGAAGTAACCAATCTGATGGAAGCAGTACCTATAGTACGGTTGATGCTGGAGACCTTAGGCAAATGATGATATTTGATCATGAGACCTCCGCTATTGAAGTGGGAGCATCTAAGAACAACACAATGAAAATAAGGAATGCAACAGAAGAGGATCTCGGGAACGTGATGAGCGAGGGCACATCCAAAATCCACAAACGTCTGAGAGGTGTTGCTGCAATGACGGATCCTCTCCCTGTTCCAAGAACGACCGGAGGACCAGTTAAAAAAGGCATCGAAGAGAGTTCTGTATCGACAATTTTGGGGGGAAGACCTACATCCGGGAGTGGTGCAATCCCCAATGTGCACCCATCACTGTTACTCCTACCCAGTCAAGATGTACATGCGGAGAGTGCCCCAAAGTGTGTGCAAGATGTATCAAAGACCGGATCTACGTGCCAAAGTAGCAAGGCTGAACAGGATTGTTCTGGAATTGAGGGCAAGATTGACTTACTACTAGGGAATCTTGAAAAGGTTACCCGTGCTCTTGATGTGTTGCCGGAAATAAGGGAGGAAATACGAAACATAAACAAGAAAATTACAAATCTCAGCCTAGGTCTATCAACTGTTGAGGGATACATCAAATCTATGATGATCATCATTCCTGGGTCCGGGAAACCAAATCCTGGTGATACACCTGAAGTCAATCCCGATCTAAAGGCTGTTATCGGCAGGGACAACACCAGAGGCCTCTCTGAGGTGAGATCTCAAAAGATCAATCTAGAATCTCTCACTGATGACCCGCCTTCCCTTGGAACTATTGATGAATCCCACATAGTTAGAGACCTAGACTTCACAAAGAGCAATGCTGCAAATTTTGCGCCCACCAATAGATTCAGCTCAGTAATGACCATGTTCAACATGATCAAAGAAGAAGTGAAAGATTACAACATGAGAGCAGGATTAACTAGGTGGTTGGAGGATGCAATAGAAAGACTGGACGCGGACGATGTGTACCGTGCACTGAGACGCACACTGGACAGACTTGCAGAGGATGATGAGGATGATGAGGAAGAAGACGAGAACTAACAAATCAATGGATCAATCCATGCACAACTAACACACCGCACACCTGCTTAAGCACTTGCTTTGCCGTCACTACTATTAAGAAAAACTTAGGAGTAAGGTACGATGGCTGGTAACGCTGGTCTTGCTGAGTTCATGAGGTCATCATGGGAGGACGGAGGAACTCTCGAAGCAATAGACCCAGAAGCAGACGAGAAGGGCAGACTCGTTCCAAAGTACAGAGTCATCAATCCTGGAAGAAACAGCAGAAAAAGTGCAGGCTATATGTATCTTCTCGTCCATGGAATCATAGAAGAGAAGCCAACCGCTGGGCCAAAAAACAGAGGCCTGAAAACATTTGCAGCATTTCCCCTTGGTGTTGGGAATTCTAGAGCCATGCCTCAAACCCTCCTCGAGGCTATTGTGGACCTAGAAATAACAGTTCGCAGGACTGCAGGCTCGGGAGAGATGCTAGTGTTCGGATCAAACAACATAAAACCTGAGCTTCAACCCTGGAAAAACATCCTGACCACTGGTGCCATTTTCCCTGCCATCAAGGTTTGCAACAATGTGGATATGGTGGCAGTTGACAGACCACAGAAGTTCCGAGCTGTGTTTCTCACCATAACAATGCTGACAGATGCGGGGATTTACAAGGTACCAAAGAATATACTTGATTTCCGCATGCCTCATGCTATCTCCTTCAACTTGTTGATCGAACTGTCAGTGGGAGCTGACCTAGATGGTTCTGGAATTAGAGGGATGGTTAATGATGAAGGAGAGAAAGTAACAACTTTCATGATACACATTGGGAACTTCCATAGAAGGAAGGGGAAGGAATATTCTGTTGATTACTGCAGACAAAAGATCGACAAGATGGACCTGCGCTTTGCTCTCGGGGCTGTTGGTGGTTTAAGCCTTCATGTCAGTATATGCGGCAAAATGAGTCATGCCCTAAGAGCTCAAATTGGGTACAAAACATCAATTTGCTACTCATTAATGGACACAAATCCGTATCTCAACAAGCTGATGTGGAAAGCAGAATGTCACATCAACAAAGTGACTGCTGTTCTTCAACCCTCCATTCCTAAGGAGTTCAAAGTTTATGAAGATGTCTTGATTGATCACACTGGGAAGATAATGAAATGAAATTACTTGCAGTCGAACATTGAAACCATGTTCATCTGAATTACACTCCAACTATACCACATGAACAGATAACGGTACGGATCCTCCTATTACCCTTATAATTTAGACTATCCATGAACACAACCCAATGATGCTAGATGGAATCAACCAGCTTCTGCCTGATCATAATAAGAAAAACTTAGGAGTCAAGGTCGCCCTTCTATCCTCAAATTAACAGCATTCACACTGCTAACATTCCCTACAATCATGAAACCTGTAGCTTTAATATATCTGACGATACTAGCATTCACTGTGAAAGTCAGATCACAACTTGCTCTAAGCGACCTCACTAAGATTGGCATCATACCTGCAAAATCATATGAATTGAAGATTTCTACTCAGGCGGCTCAACAACTGATGGTTATCAAGTTGATTCCCAACGTAAATGGCCTTACAAACTGTACCATTCCTGTGATGGATTCTTACAAGAAGATGTTGGATAGAATCCTGAAACCTATTGATGATGCTCTGAACCATGTGAAAAATGCTATCCAGGATAAGCAAGGGGATGGTGTGCCTGGAGTTAGGTTTTGGGGTGCTATCATAGGTGGGGTTGCTCTTGGGGTCGCGACATCAGCACAGATCACCGCTGGTGTTGCCCTCCACAATTCAATACAGAATGCAAATGCCATTTTACAACTCAAAGAATCAATCAGAAATTCCAACAAGGCAATTGAGGAGCTTCAAGCAGGCTTACAGTCAACTGTGCTAGTTATCAATGCTTTACAGGATCAGATAAATAGCCAATTAGTCCCTGCGATTAATACACTGGGGTGTTCAGTTATTGCTAATACACTAGGCCTTCGTCTGAATCAGTATTTCAGTGAAATCTCACTGGTCTTTGGGCCAAACTTGCGCGACCCAACATCTCAAACGCTTTCAATTCAGGCAATTGCAAAAGCATTCAATGGTGACTTTGATTCTATGATGAAGAAAATGCACTACACGGACAGTGATTTCTTGGATCTCCTTGAGAGTGACAGCATAAGAGGGAGGATTATATCTGTATCACTAGAGGACTATCTTATAATCATACAAATTGACTATCCTGGCCTGACCACCATACCAAACTCCGTGGTTCAGACATTCAACCTCATAACATATAATTACAAAGGAACAGAGTGGGAATCAATATTCCCAAGGGAACTGCTCATACGTGGTAGTTACATATCAAACATTGACATTTCTCAGTGTGTTGGGACATCAAAGTCAATGATATGTAAATCAGACACTAGTACCACGATATCCCCTGCTACCTGGGCCTGTGCGACAGGTAACCTAACAAGTTGTGCAAGAACCCGTGTTGTTAATTCACACTCTACAAGGTTTGCACTATCAGGAGGTGTTTTATTTGCCAACTGTGCTCCTATCGCATGCAGGTGTCAGGATCCTCAGTACAGTATAAATCAGGAGCCCAAAACAACAAATGTTATGGTAACATCTGAAGATTGTAAAGAACTCTACATTGATGGTTTTTATCTCACACTTGGGAAGAAAATGCTTGATAGAGCAATGTATGCTGAAGATGTGGCTCTTGGAGGATCTGTAAGTGTTGATCCGATTGACATTGGGAATGAATTAAACAGTATCAACGAGTCGATCAACAAGTCTCATGAATACCTCGATAAGGCTAATGAGCTTCTTGAACAAGTCAACCCCAACATTGTGAATGTATCATCATTCAGCTTTATACTAGTCATCAGTATATTGTTGATAATATGGTTTATTGTGACACTTGTATGGCTGATTTATTTGACAAAGCACATGAACTTCATTGTGGGCAAGGTAGCAATGGGTAGCAGATCATCTACAGTTAATTCACTGTCAGGCTTTGTTGGCTGAAACACAATCCTATGTCTTTGTAAATAATGATGTAATTTATAAATAAAAACTTAGGACAAAAGTCCTGAGGTTCACACTCCAATCAGATCATACTGTACAAGACATTCACAGCTCACACTGCTAGCACATCAGATCATGGATATCGACGCAGCCATCACAGTATCTGTAATTGCACTCATTGTTTTCCTGTGGATTCTAACTAGCACCGCATGGTTGGTGTCTATTGAGATGAGAATAAAGTCAATGTTGATGAGGTCTGCCAGAAATCATAGGGATGTGTCTGTTGGCTTAATACCAAGACATCCGGGACCTCCAGATTACTCATCAGTAGTAACCTGTATATAGATCTTTAATAATTTGTGAATTCATGCATCTAATCTACAAATTCGAAATATTATATCATATAAGTTAGAAAAAACTTAGGAGGAATGTTCCTCCTTTTACCCTTGCTTATTTGGTTAATCCATCTAGCCTTTGTTATATCGCTTGGATTGCAAGTGGGGACTGATAAAGAAGACACTGATAATGACATCAACAGTGTATGAGGATCCTGAATCAGCGCTATCAGGGTATGAGTCAATGAGGTCTGATGGAGCACGAGGGTTACCAGCATTACCTAGAAGATGTAAGACGGCTAATACCTATAGGAGCGCAAGAAGAGTTAGAGTTGTTACAAGAAGAAGAGTTAACAACTCTGTTTATTTTGTTTTCATTATTGTTTGTCTTGCTATCTTGGTCGCTATGGCTGCTTATGTTATAATTGGTATAGAAGGGCTTAAATATACTCGTTACAACTCCAAGGATGTGGGCCCTGATGGATCAAAGAGACTGGAAGATATTGATCAGAAATTAAATCAAATCTCATCAGCAGTAAACACCATCATGAATGCTCTAACCTATTCTGTACCGTCAGTTTTGAGTACTTATCGTACATCATTACTGAACAGGATAAACCACCTTGCAACAGAGCTTAAGGAAGCAGCGAGGATGAACAATGTTGATTTGGACGTTAAATGGGGATCAAACAGGACAGTCTTACTCAAGACAGGGTCCAGGTTTCACCAACTGAATACTAGAGAGCTCACCACCAAAAACACACTTGTTACAAGTTACCCCAGAATGCCCACAATTATTCCGAAAGTGGATAAAAAGCCGCCGAGCTTTTATCCTCTGATGAAGGTTGATAGTGATCAAGATCTCAATGAAAAGGTTAAAGCAGTGACAAAGATATTTCATGATATGAGTGTGACAAAGGATAGTCAAGATGAGGCAATTTGGAATCTCAATCCAGCAAGCAAGTGATAGTATCACCCTAGTCTAAAATATATAGTAGATCAATTATTAGCTTGGCACTACCCCACATACACTCCTCAACCTACTATTCACTCCACTAACAGTAGGCTCACATTAAGAAAAACTTAGGAGTGAATGAGCGTCTCCTTCGCTTGATGAACTCTACTCCACATAGACTGAATGAATCCCGTTGCCATGTCGAATTTCTACGGGATCAACCAGGCCGATCACCTCCGAGAGAAGGGAGACCAACCAGAGAAGGGCCCATCCGTCCTGACATACGTCTCTTTGATTACTGGACTGTTGAGCTTATTTACCATTATTGCTCTGAATGTCACAAATATTATTTATTTGACAGGGTCTGGTGGTACCATGGCAACAATCAAGGACAATCAACAATCAATGAGTGGCTCCATGAGAGATATATCAGGTATGCTTGTCGAAGACCTGAAACCCAAAACTGACTTGATCAATAGCATGGTGAGCTACACAATCCCTTCTCAGATCTCAGCCATGTCTGCTATGATTAAGAATGAGGTTTTGCGGCAATGTACACCTTCATTCATGTTTAACAACACCATCTGTCCTATTGCAGAACATCCAGTCCATACAAGTTATTTTGAAGAGGTCGGAATTGAAGCTATTTCAATGTGTACAGGAACAAATCGGAAGCTTGTTGTGAATCAGGGGATAAATTTTGTTGAGTATCCATCATTTATTCCTGGTTCAACAAAACCTGGTGGGTGTGTCCGACTACCATCCTTTTCACTTGGTCTTGAGGTATTCGCATATGCTCATGCTATTACCCAAGATGACTGTACATCATCTAGCACTCCAGATTACTACTTCTCAGTCGGAAGAATTGCGGATCATGGTACAGATGTTCCTGTATTTGAAACCTTGGCTGAATGGTTCCTCGATGACAAGATGAACAGGAGGTCTTGCTCAGTAACTGCTGCAGGGAAAGGAGGTTGGCTTGGATGTTCTATACTTGTAGGGAGTTTTACTGATGAATTAACAAGCCCAGAAGTGAACCGTATATCCCTGTCTTACATGGATACATTTGGAAAGAAGAAAGACTGGCTCTATACTGGGTCAGAAGTGAGAGCTGACCAGAGTTGGTCAGCCCTTTTCTTCTCGGTGGGATCAGGTGTTGTAATTGGGGATACAGTTTATTTCCTGGTGTGGGGAGGTTTGAACCATCCAATCAATGTTGATGCGATGTGTAGAGCCCCGGGATGTCAATCTCCAACACAGTCTCTATGTAACTATGCCATTAAGCCTCAAGAGTGGGGAGGAAATCAGATAGTCAATGGTATTCTCCATTTTAAACATGACACAAATGAGAAGCCAACCCTCCATGTAAGGACATTATCACCGGACAATAACTGGATGGGAGCTGAAGGGAGACTTTTCCACTTTCACAACTCAGGGAAAACCTTTATATACACAAGGTCTTCAACATGGCATACTTTACCCCAAGTGGGCATCCTGACACTTGGTTGGCCTTTGTCTGTACAGTGGGTTGATATCACGTCAATATCCAGGCCCGGACAGTCACCTTGTGAATATGATAATCGCTGTCCTCATCAATGTGTTACTGGAGTCTACACTGACTTGTTTCCTCTCGGTGTCTCATACGAGTACTCAGTGACTGCCTATTTGGATCAAGTCCAGTCACGTATGAACCCTAAGATTGCACTAGTTGGTGCTCAAGAAAAGATCTATGAGAAGACCATTACCACTAATACACAACATGCAGACTACACAACAACCTCCTGCTTTGCCTATAAGCTTAGGGTCTGGTGCGTAAGTATAGTTGAAATGTCTCCTGGAGTTATAACAACAAGACAGCCTGTCCCATTTTTATATCATCTAAATCTTGGTTGTCAAGACACCTCAACTGGATCACTGACCCCTTTGGATGCTCATGGTGGCACATATCTCAACACTGACCCGGTAGGGAACAAGGTAGATTGTTATTTTGTATTACATGAGGGCCAAATCTACTTTGGAATGAGTGTCGGACCAATCAACTACACTTATAGTATAGTTGGAAGGTCGAGAGAGATTGGGGCCAATATGAATGTTTCTCTCAATCAGCTATGTCATAGTGTCTATACTGAGTTTCTTAAGGAGAAAGAACACCCAGGAACAAGGAATAACATTGATGTAGAAGGGTGGCTGCTTAAGAGGATCGAAACTCTGAATGGGACAAAGATATTTGGGTTGGATGACTTGGAAGGAAGTGGGCCTGGCCACCAATCTGGACCAGAGGATCCAAGCATTGCCCCCATAGGGCACAATTAATCCACTCCTCCCACCAAGAAGGCCAAGACCCCACCAGGCCCACTGAATACAGTTAAACCCCCACAAGAGATTCCACCTACATCAAAAATGGCAAGCAATCAGGAGAAGGACGAGAGACACCTGCCAGAGACTCATCTCAGCCCTACAACAAGTGGAAAAAGGCTATCGAAGGCAGGGGCAAAGGGTCAAGAAGGAGATGGCCGTACAACTCTGGCAGATTTGGGGAGAACAAATACATCAAAAGATGAGATCAGGAACAAGATGGTGTCAACCACTCCAGAGAGAAATGATAAGACTAGTGCTAAAAGGGAAAGGAATACCAACGCACCCAGAGGTGGGAACACCACTGCCCCCATACGTGAGGGATCTGATAGAGAGCATAATACTAGTTTATATCCTGACAAATCCAAGATCTCCATTCTACATCCCTCACATAATACATCTAGTGAGGAACATCCGAGTAATTCTACAAATAATTACAGTAGTACTGTTAATGCTGACAAACCATCTAATGTAAGTCATCATAATAGAATGAGTGGATCAGTGAATCCTACCAATCCTTCTAATTCCCCACATCTAAATCAGGATCTTGCTACAAATTCATTACCATTGAGTGAGGAAGAACTGTTAACAAATATGTTATCAACAATACCTAAAAAACAAGCTGATTTGATTACCAGAGGCACTACCCAATCAGTACCTTCTAACCCTAAACATTCTAACCTAAGGATGGCTTACATTCAAGAGGATGATTATCCCCCTCCTTATGATGACCCCAAAAGTGATCAAGACTACAATTACAGGTTGAATCTTGAAGGGAATGACAACGTCAGATCAATCATGGAAATGGCATTGTCTAGTTTCATCGCACATTCTGACCCAGGCAACACCGACAACAGCCGATCTCAACCTGATGATGCCATCCAATATCAAGATAGCTTGGAATATGGAGCTCAGGATCCCCCAGACATGGGTTATTCAGACAGTTATTATGATCTGAATGGGGATTATTCAGGTGATCTTCATTACAACACCGAGCCATCAATAATTAGTCTCCAAACTTCAAGCAAAACACATTCATTTTCTGAGGTGATCAGAGATGTGGCAAATCATGAGAAATACTCGTCAATCGGGTATCTTGCAGACTGTTCAAAAAGTCAGCCTCCGTACAGCAGTATTTGTCTCAATGATGTAATGGTCATCTCCGTTGAGTACAATTATGACGTCCTCAGAAGCAGTATGGAGGAAATGGTCTATAAACCAGTTGGGTCTAGTAGACCCACATTGCCGAGAGCTGTACACTACACTAATGATAAGAACACAGGGATAGGAGCTTTGTACCTGGAAGGATTACTATGTGAATTTTGCTCAGGAGTGTTAAGAGACACAAAGAATGAAGATTATATCATTCATGAGTTTATACCTATCGTAAAAGATAGGACTCTTTTTATAGGAATGTCCCCTCATGAAAAGATCAAACAGGAGTATGATGAGATGGAAAAGAAGAACAACCTGTCTAGAGCTGATATGAGCATCTACTGGGACGAGAACGGTCTTAATCCCTTTTATACACTGCCCTTTAGGATATCGGGGAGATATCCAATTACTATAACATCATTAATGCTATGGGTTAATAATGTCCAGAGAAGTGTTCTAGGTGAAGTATGTTTCGGTGTCTTGATTAAGGGTTATCCATTTGTATATAAAAGAGGTGATATCAATTCCTATCTGTTTGCTCTTTCAAGAACTCAAGGTTTTTCAACTTACGGGAAGAAGTCATTGGTTTCTGTTGAGTGCTTGTGTGGCATTATCAATGATCCTGATAATTTGAATAAGTTGAGAAATGGAACATCAATAGGGTGTGGGTTTATCTCATTAAATATACTGACAACATATATGATCAGAGATCCTGAGACTTCTCCGAATGAAAATCTTGTTTTCAGTCAAGATGATATAATCCTTGGGTACACCTCTAACGGCATAACAGACTTATCAGTTGTGACACCTAACCAGGACCCACTTTTCCATCTGACCACCTCTAATAGTCAATCTCAAAGTGCTGCAGGAGGCAAAAACCCAAACTTCTTGAGCGGTTACTTGAAGGGATGGTGGTAAACTCCTCCTTCATGATTGAGTCAAAGTGTATGGGCGGATTTGAAGTTTTACCTTGGACTGCATCAATATAATTATATAATCAAGGATCTATAATTAAGAAAAACTTAGGAGTGAATGCACTCAAAAGCTTCTTTACTCAACTTATTGCATAACAAAAGGTAAAGAAGCCTGTGCATGTCACTCCTTACAATGGATAGTAATATATCTATCACTGATATCCTCTATCCTGAGTGCCATCTGGATAGTCCCATAGTCACAGGCAAGCTGTATTCACTTCTCTGCAGAGGTGGATTCCCCCATAGAGAACACTTGGACGATAAAACACTTGATATAAATTATCGTGTCAATCAATCATATATTAAGAGATTGCCTATAACAGTGGACCAACAAAAACTGAAGCAATGCTTGAATGAGAAGTACAAGAACATGGAGAAACTCAACCCCATTCCTTATCCATTTGCAAACAAATACTTGTTTAGAATAAATGACCTAGAATTCATTTCAGACATAGCTAGTACATTCTCTCTAGCCAATACATGCTATAAGAAAATTTCCAATAGACTTGTCAAACTTAAGTCACATACATTGGCAAAGTTAGGAATGAAAACGACTGTGGATCAACAATCTGAAATTCATGAAGAAAAGAGTATTAAATCTCTGCCTACCATTATGGAGGGAACAATATGGTATCAACCTTTTCTATTTTGGTTTAAATGCAAATTCATCATGAGATCCTTGATCAAGAGGCACACAAGATTAAGACATAATGCTTATCATACAGAATCAGTGTTTGACACCCAGAATCATTTTGTTGCGTGCAATAAGCATTTACTCTTGATTGTTCGCAAATCAGATCTACAAATTTATTACTTCACTTTTGAAATGGTGCTAATGTTCTGTGATGTTGTGGAAGGGAGATTGATGATTGAAACAGGGATGAGGTCTGACTGGAGGTATAGTGAATTCTTGATCAGAGGTTCAAAATTGTGGGAATTAATGGATTGTATGTTTGAAGATCTAGGGAATGACACGTATAACATCGTAGCCATGATAGAACCCCTTGTTCTTGGTTATCTTCAATTGAAAGATGAGTCCAGTCTTCTAAAGGGTGCATTTTTGGACTTTTGCTTTAATGAGGTTATCAGTGAACTTGAAAGTCATGGCTACACAGACAAGAGAGACATCAAATTCGTTCTGGATTACATCAGTGATATTTTCCAGTGTGATGACATTCACATGATTTCAGAATTTTTCTCCTTTTTTAGAACATTTGGCCATCCCACCCTAGAAGCTGAAGAAGCAGCTAACAAAGTCCGGGCTCACATGAATAAACCGAAAGTTATTAGTTTCGAAATCATGATGAAGGGTCATGCATTGTTCTGCGGTATAATCATTAATGGTTTCAGAGATAGACATGGAGGAGCATGGCCACCTCACACTTTTCCTGACCATGTAGACAAGCCGGTTAGAGAGGCATCAATGAACTCAGAGGCTCTAACTCATGAATTGTGTATACAGAACTGGAAATCATTTGTTGGATTCAAATTTAAGTGTTTCATGCCTCTTACTCTAGATGAAGACCTCACCATGTATATGAAGGACAAAGCACTTGCTGCGATAAAGCCAGAGTGGGATTCTGTTTATCCTAGGGAAAATTTACCATATCCCCCACCAAAGCAGACTACTTCTAGAAGGTTGGTGGAAGTATTTCTCAAGGATACCTCATTCGACCCTGTCAACCTGATTAACTATGTCCTGAGTGGTGATTATCTTAAAGACAATGATTTCAACTTGTCTTATAGCTTGAAAGAGAAAGAGATCAAAAAAGTCGGTAGATTGTTTGCTAAAATGACATATAAAATGAGAGCATGTCAAGTGATTGGGGAATCATTGATTGCAACAGGTGTGGGTAAATACTTTAAAGAGAATGGAATGGTCAAGGACGAGCATGAACTTCTCAAGACCCTCCATAAATTATCAGTTTCATCTGTTTCCAAAAATAACAAAGTTGGCTTGAAGACAGAGAGGTATGACAACAAGAGTGAGACAAGAAAAACAAGAGGAAAAAACAACTCTAGAAACATAATAAAGTGTAAATCCTGTAAATCCTCAGTCAATAAATCATATTCTAGAAGAGAAACATGTGAAAATAAAGACCTAAATGATGTACAATATGAGACGATGAGCACGTTCTTAACAACTGATTTACAGAAATTTTGTCTGAATTGGAGACAAGAAACAACAAACATATTTGCTCAGAGACTAGATGAGATATATGGACTGCCTGGGTTCTTTTCATGGCTACATAAACGTCTGGAAATCTCAACACTGTATGTAGCCGATCCACACTGTCCTCCTTACAACTCGTGTAAAATCAAACTAGATGACACAGAGAATAAACAAATCTTTATAAAGTATCCGATGGGTGGTATTGAAGGGTACTGTCAGAAGATGTGGACGATTATTACAATACCTTTGTTATTCCTCAGTGCCTATGAGTGTGGTGCCAAGATAGCTGCAGTGGTACAAGGGGACAATCAGGCCATTGCCATTACAAAAAGAGTGCACCCTAATCTACCATATAAACAGAAAAAGTATCTATGCTCCAAACTAGCTCAGGAGTATTTCAATCGTTTGAGAATCAACATGGGTGGAATAGGTCACAATCTTAAGGCAAATGAGACAATAGTCAGTTCACACTTTTTTATATACTCCAAGAGGATCTATTATGATGGTCAAGTCTTGTCCCAAGCATTGAAACCTCTTTCAAGGTGTGTGTTTTGGTCAGAAACAATCGTGGATGAGACTCGATCTGCATGCAGCAACATTTGTACTGCTGTTGCTAAATCAATTGAACAAGGGTTCAGTAGATGGGTTGGATACTCAATTGCAGTTCTTAAGACTTTACAACAGCTAGTTATATCCTTGAAATTCACTATTAATGAATCAATGACAAGAGACATTGCTGAGCCGATTCTCAAGAATCCAAATTGGATGATAGCTGCAGCTCTAATTCCATCCCAGCTTGGAGGATTCAATTACATAAATATTAGCAGGCTTTATATTAGGAATATTGGAGACCCAGTGACTGCATCAATAGCAGATCTTAAGAGAATGATATCTGTAGGGTTAATGGATGAGAGAGTTTTACAGAAGGTCATGCATCAAGAACCTGGTGATTGTAATTTTCTCGATTGGGCTAGTGAACCTTACTCAATAAATATTCCATCATCTCAAAGTGTTACTATAATGCTTAAAAACATAACGGCTCGCATGATTTTAAAAGGGAGTGCAAACCCTATGTTGAAAGGTCTTTTCCATGATGATTTTGATCAAGAGGATAGGGATTTAGCAAAATTTCTGATGGATAGAGCCATAATTATACCTAGAGCTGCACATGAAATCATGGACAAGTCATTGACAGGTGCAAGACAAGAAATAGCCGGGATGTTGGATTCAACAAAGGGACTTATAAGGAATGGTCTTATAGCGGGAGGTTTAAGGCCAAGATTGGTAGAAAGGTTATCCCAGTATGACTATGAACAATTTAGGGTGTTTAATGCCCTAATGAGTATCAAAACCACCAGTTCGCTAATCAATTGGGACGCTTGCGCAGTTGAGCTGGCCAGGCGACTAAGAAATACGATGTGGGTGCATCTAACACATGGAAGGCCTATATATGGTTTGGAAGTACCTGACACTATTGAGGCGATGAATGGATTTCTGATTGAGTCATGCTCTGACTGTTACTACTGTCAAGCAAATAATACCGAGTACTGCTGGTTCTTTGTCCCAATTAACTGCGAACTAGACCAGGTAGCCCATGAGTCCAACAATATCAGGGTGCCTTATTTTGGTTCCACCACTGAAGAAAGAAGTGAGATTAAGCTATCAAGTGTTCGATCTGCTTCAAGGGCTCTAAAAGCAGCAATAAGGATTGCAACAGTGTACACATGGGCTTACGGGGATTCTGATGAAAGATGGGAAGAGGCTTGGTATTTGGCTTCATTTCGAGCCAGATTAACAATAGATGAGCTTAAGGCTATTACACCTATATCAACATCCAATAATATTGCCCACAGATTAAGAGACAAAAGCACACAAATGAAATATTCTGGTAGCTCCTTAAATAGGGTGAGTAGATATACTATGATTAGCAATGATAATCTCAATTTTGTCAAGGAAGGGAATAAGATTGACACCAATCTGATATATCAGCAAGTAATGTTGCTGGGGCTTGCATCGCTGGAGGACCTTTTTAGATTTAGCCAAACAACAGGTTCTGAGAACACCGTGTACCATCTCCATGTAGAACAGAACTGTTGTGTGATTGAAATGGAAGACCATCCTTATGTTAGTTCTGACGATGTGCTGCCGACTCTCAGAGGTGTGTATGACAATAGATTAATATATGATGAGACCCCTCTACTAGATAAGGAAGTTGAGACCATACACACTCAAATGTACCGATCAAATGTCCTAGATTTTCCTAGATACAGTATTAAAGAACTCAATACTTTGCTGTCTCAGTCTCTGGCATGCACGATAATTGATATTATAACAAAAGACACCAAGGATCACCTGACAGAATTTAAAGTTCTGGCAAATGATGATGATATCAACAGTCTGATAACAGAGTTTCTCTTAGTAGATCCATCAGAATTTTCTGTTCATCTCGGCATGGTTATAGCAATCAATTGGTCTTATGATGTATACTATAGAAGGCCCCATGGGAAATATCAGATGAGTGAGTATCTTTCAACATATCTGAGGGTAACATCAAGATCTTTTCTGAGTGTTCTGTCCAACGCTCTTTCCCACCCTAGAGTGTTCAGAAGGTTCTGGGATGTAGGGCTCGTAGAACCAATCTATGGCTCTAATATTAATACCCAGAATTACACAATGGTTGCAATAGATTTATTGACTAGGAGCTATGAAAATTATCTAGATCTCTGGTTGGATGGTGAGGAACTAGAATATATACTGCCTGAGAGCAATGAGGAGTATGTGGATCAGAGATACGAACTAGTACAATCCAAACATCTTTGCTGTCTTTGCTGCCTCTATCTTGATAGAGAGGAAATGCCGAGAATTCTAGGTATGACCTCTATTGAAAAGTGTTCAATTTTAACAGATTCACTCAACCGTTTCAAGTACACAAAGCCAGGGTTTTACACCTGGAATTTGTCACCATTAAGTGTCTGTGTCTATCCTGTTTCCTTGACATATATCCGAAGAGGTACAATTAAACACATCAGATTGAGATGTGCAATACAGTTTAGTGACCCCATCACAGAAAATGCAAAATTCGACCCTCTGAATCAGAAAAGTTTTGTCATAACTCGAAATATTGAGAATGGCCTATTAACATCATTCAAGGCATTTGATTGTGTCCTCCTCTTAAGTTCTGACTTTAGAAAATTCAATAATTTGGAACCCTCACTTCCTACTCACAACAGATGGGAGTCTCATGTTACTAGAAGAGTTGGACTAAATTCAACATCATGTTATAAAGCCGCAGAAGTCGGCCTGTACATCCTGAACAAAATCAGTTTGAGTGGTGATAGGCTCTTTCTTGGTGAGGGATCTGGTGCCATGCTGACATTTTACTATATGCTCTTTGGAGCTGCTAAATGTTATTACAACACCGGTGTTCTCAATACAGGTTTAGTGGGGCAAAGAGTGTTCCAAGTCTTCCCATCTGAAGTCCTAATTGTGAGTCACAATAATCCGAATGATCTAGATCTGGAGAAGAATATCAAAGTCTTGTTCAATGGAAAACCAGAATGCTCATGGATTGGGGATATGGAATGCTTTGCATATATAATGAACTCAATTCCATTGAATTCACTCTCTCTTATCCACAACGATACGGAATCATCTCTGGAGAAAACACCTGAGGTTATACTGAATGAGCAGATCCACAGCTTATGCCTTGCTTTAAACCTAGGTGACAACAATAGTATTTATGTTGTTAAACTTGCTCCAAGGGATAATGATTACTCATCGACATTGATCAGCTTGTTCTATCAGTATTATTCTAATGTGATTTGTTTACTCCCTTCGTATAGTAACCCAGCTTCACCTGAGTGCTATATTATTTGCACTGAGAAGAAACACCACAGTCTTATATATCCAGCATTAGTGGTGAACTCCCTTAATATTATCTCTAACTCAACTAATACTACCATAAATCATAATATTATGGACATGAAATTTAACATGAGGAAAGAAATTGTGGCAAACAGAAAATGGTACGGTGATTATCTAGATTCCGACTTGACTACTTTAGATGAGGTGGAGAAGTTGATGTTATCCTATGGATTTCAGATTAATGGACCTAAACTCATCAAGCAAATAATTGGACATGATGTAGCTTCAGGGGAGATAAATTTTAAGTCTTACGTTAACTCAACATTAAATAACATTGTCAACCACTGTGATCCTGATAGGAGCACAAGTGCTTTTCTTGAGCCCTATCCACTTCTTAAGGATTCCAAATTAAGAGAGCTTATGGATATGCTAGGTTTCAAATTGTGTGTGTATATACTTTTGTACATGAAAGTTCATAACCAATCTTACAGACGGAATCTTATTAACGATATACGGAGAAAATACCTTAGAGTTGATCTCAAAAGTGATGAGATCAAATGTGTTTTGCAGGAGTATCTGCTAAGGAAGCTAAAAAAGTTTGGGGTCAACATGAGGTGGCATTATAACCTTAGTACACCAGAGGTAAAGATATGGTGGAAGATTGTTGGTTATTCTGTGCTTTATTCTGAGGATTGATCAGTTGGTGACAACTCGGGACCAGCGCCAGACCCAGCAAGGTTCTATAAGGTATAGATAAGGGCATTAAGAAAAACTTATAAGTTAAGAATCTATACCTACTTTGTTAGGT